TTTGCTAATAATTTAAACTCTAATCTTTGTGCGTAATGTAATCTTTTGTGTATTGCACTCATTACTTTGGTGCCACGTTCTAACAAAGCAACTGTAGTACCTACAGGCATAGCTGCATTACTATCACCAACATTCATATCAGCAATAGCTGCAAATCTTTTACCAGAGTCAACTAGCAGGCCAAGAAGTTGCATTAATACATTACTAGGTTCTTTAATTGGAAGAGGTATAAGATTTTCACGCAAAGAACCCCCGGTTGTATCAATGTCTCTGAATTCACCAGGCTGCAGCGGTTCATCTTCATCACGTATTCTCATACCTCTAGCTTTAAAACCAGCAGGTAAATTAGCTAATGTACCAGCATCTATAAGCTGTCTTAATATAGATGTAGATGCTTTAGATAGACCACCGATCATGTGTGATAAACCTAGTCCATAAAAGCCGAGTCCCGGTAAAAACTTGTACTGTATGAAATAATTTATTTTGTTTTTTAGAGGATCTGCTTCTAAATAATTTCTTCTGATTGATAATATAGTTTCTGACTCTTCGTCAATAGTAACAATGTAAGGTAACTTAAGTCCTGTTGCATTGCCCTCTTGGTCTATATCTTCAAAGCCTTCAAGATCTAAAACTGTATGTACTTCATAAATAGTTCTGTTTCTGTCTTCTTTATAGCTTGGTTCAATACCTTGAATTTCGTTTATTTGTTTGTTTATTTCTGATTCGTCTTCACCATAAGTATTTTCTGGTATATCTACGTTTGCATAAAAACCAGTGACTTGTTGTTTCTTTACTTCGTTATAAGACATGCTTATTGCATGTGTAACCCTTTCAGCTGAAGATAAATCAGAAGCTTCGTAAGGTACTATAAGATCTTCAGGTGTTATAAACTTTGATACAGCCTTATTAGTTACAAAATCAAAGTAAACTTTTTTAAATGCAGATCCCGCTAGTGGTAAATAGAACAACAACATATCTAGCTCAGGATCGTACTCTTCCATTACATTCATAATGTAATAGTTCATAAATTCTTGTATTCTGTCAGCCTGGCTTTCAGTTTCTACTGTTCTAGCTCCAATAACTTGTGTTTTGACTGGACCTTTGGCTGGTAGCATTTCTTTATATGCTTGTGCTTGGAATTGGGTAACTGCTTCTGCTAAAATTGGATGTATAACTCCAGAGGATCCTTCAAATGGTTGTGATCTTGATTCATCAAACTTCATACCTAAATATTTAAGGCCATCGGTATAAGTTTTTTCCCATTCGCTTCTGGACTGCTTGTCGCTTTCAACTGAGCTTACAAGATCACCTGCTAGTTGTTCTAAAATAGATATATCTACAAAATCAACCAAATTACTATCAAAATCCATAGGAGGCATTGGATCTTCCATAATTTCGTCATCTAAAAGTACGCCCTCCTCGTTGACTAAAATCTGTGCAGCATTTTCTATTTCTTCTGTTCTGCTTGGTTCTGTCATTACTTCAACAGCGGAGCTGTTGTCTATAATGTCCGGGTTTGTTTCAGTTCCTAATCTTCTTTCTATAGCCATAATATTTAGTGTATCACTCTTGGTCTTTTTTCGTCACCTGTTAAAATTAAATCAACTAATTCTCCATTCAATGATAATCCTTGGCTTTCAGCTATTAGTTGTGCTTGTTGCCAAGTTTCAGCATGTATATCTGGACCTTCATATTCTTCTTCATCCCAAGTAAACCTGGTTATAAATATCTTTTTTAAAGTCATTAGTAATACACCACTCTGTTTTTTTTCATAAGGTGTGCTTGTTCTTGGTAATCTTCTTTCAAGGATACAAAACCACCCTGTCTAAATCGCATTAAAGCCATTGTAGCACTATCGCAAAAGTCGTCATAGTCGCCATAAGGGAAGGAAGCCATCTCCTCTATAACTTCATCTGCAAAATCATCTTCTGGTGCCCAAACCATGCCAGATTCAAATATAGGCGCGACACTATTCATTCTAGCTACCTTATCTTGGCCTCTGCTTGGTGAGTATGCTGTTACTGGTATGCCCATTCTTCTTAATTCTTGTGTTAGCGGTGTACCAGATGCTTTTGCTTCAATCAACACGCAATCTGGATCCCAATATTTGTATTCATCAAATGCTATCTTTTTTAACTCTGGAAAGTCAACCCTAAATCGTTTTGCATCTAATAAAATAATTGCATTGGTATCTTCGTTGCCAGTTTCAAATATTGCCCAGGTAGTAATTGCTGAGTAGTCAGCTGTGTCTTTTTTAGAAAAGGCTGTATCGTAACTTTGTATTATATAACTGTGTTCCGGGACATCTTCATGCTCCCAACGGTTCCACCACTCTCTTTTTACTATAGAACCAGCCTCAGCAGTTGGGTTTTGCATCCACTGGCTGTTCCATTTTGCAACAGGTAGCGAAGCTTTGACTGAAAGCAGTTCCTCTTTTTTCCAAAACTCTGGCCATAAAGGTTTATCAGTTTTTGGCATAATTGCAGGAAACTCTACAACTTCCCATTGGTCAGCATTTTCATCACCTTGTTTTTTTAACACTTTACCGACAAGATCTTTTACACTCCAACGCGTCATAACGATAACTATAATTCCACCAGGCTGTAAACGCTGTCTAGGTCCAGAGGTGTACCATTCATAAGCTGATTCTAAAGATTTTGGTGAAAGTGCGTCCTGCTCCGAATGTGGATCATCAATAATTAATAAATCTGCACCACGACCTGTAATAGCACCACCAACACCAGCGTAGAAACTTTCACCTTCTTGGTTAGTAGTCCATCTACCAGCAGATTTGTTGTCTGCTTGCAGTTTTAAGTCCGGGAAGATATGTGAATACTCATCGCTGTCAATTATGTTTCTGACTTTTCTACCGAATCGTACTGCTAGTTCGGCTGTATGGGTAGTCTGTATAATTTTTAAATCACCTCTTCTACCCATCATCCAAGCAGGAAAGTATGTTGATGCAAATTCAGATTTTGAGTGCCTGGGTGGTAAACAAACTATAAGACGTTTTAATTTACCTTCAGCAATCCTGTTAAATTTCTCACCTATAATCTTATGATGTCTACCTTCTATAAACTCTGGCCATAAATGTTTTACAAAATTAATGAAATCATTTTGACAAACATCTTGTTTATCTATTTGGTCGTATCTGTGCAATAAAGCAAGAGCTTCTTGTTTATCTTGCTCAGAAAGTATATCAAAATCTTTTATTGAAACTTTACTCATATTTTCCTAGTAAAGACGGGTAGAGCAGCTAGGTAGTGACATAGTAACCACTCTAACCCTAAGCGTAAAACGCCTAGCGTCAGTATATATCAAAACCTAAACTTGGTGCCATTCTTTGCCTTGGAATAACAATGCTTCAGCTTCTCGTCTTCTAATTAATCCCTCTTTTACGACTCCAGAGGCTTTATTCCAGCGTTTAATTTGCGCTGGCACATCTTCATAATTACCTTGGTTTAAAACTTTTAACATAGTAGAAGAATTAAGGTTTGATGGTCCCAAATTGTAAGTCCAACTTACAAGAGCATCAAATTGGTGCTGACTTAAAGGCATTTCTACTGCTTTGTGCACATGATCTTCGTATTCTACAATTTCTTCTTCAAGCCACTTATCTGCTTGCTCTTGCGTACAAATATCACCCATTTTTACATCTTTAGTTCTTCCCCAGGCTATTGTAGGTACATTTGCCGCGCACTTGTATGCTTCTAATTCACAACCCTCAAACTTTTTAATTAAATTTAGACCTTCTTTTGATATTTGCATGTTATTCTCCCCATACTTTAGTTTTTTTCCCGCCATCATAGTCAACAGCAAGATTTTCTTTTTTAAGCAAGTCAGCAACATTTCCTTTACTACAGAAAATATCACCTAATACTCTTCCATATTTGTCTGTGCCATAAGATTTTAATGTTATGTCGCCTACTAACCATTCCTTCATTTTTTGTTTTGCCAGTAAGCCAAGTTCTTTTTCCTTAGTCCTTTCTGGATATTTTTTTAAATTTATTCTTGATTCTGGGGTGTCAATTTCAGCCACCCTTACAGATTTATTATGTAATTTAACACTAAAACCTAAATCTATTGTTGCTAATCGTACAGTATCACCATCTATAACTTTTTTTAATTTACAATTATATACAAAAGCATCTGGAGTTTTACTCATCTTCTTTTTCCTGTTTCGTTGTTACTTTTCTATAATACACCACAACATCTTTTAGTTCAGTTATGTAGCGTTTTATTTCTTGCATGTTATAAGACATAACTTCGTAATCAGGTATTGTCATAGCTAAAAATAAAATCTCACCCTCTTGTTTTTCTATAAATGCTAGTTGTTCTTCCCAATTATCTGGTGTTACAGCTATCCACAGCGGCTCTTTGAGATCTATTTCTCTAGGCATGACTGGTTGCACTATGGTTCGATCCATAGGTTTTGCAGTTATTTCTATTTGTTTAGTCGGAATTAGGCTGCAACTGCAAGCCAGCATCAAGATCATCAACAGTGA